CTATGGGCAGACAAAATAAAAGAATATGGGATGTGCGAAAATTGTCACAAGACAAAACCTCTAAATGCACATCATTTTTACTCACGATCCATACGTTCTGTTCGTTGGGATATTGATAATGGTTTTTGCCTCTGTGTTGGGTGTCATGTGTTCTCCTCAAGTTTCTCTGCTCACAAAACTCCTGCCGAGTTTGTTGAGTGGGCAGTTGAAAAGCGTGGCACCCAATGGTATGAAACTGTGAAAGAAAGAAAGAATACAATTATTAAGTTTACAGACAATGACTATGAGGAGATAGCATTGAAACTCAAACAGAAAACATTTGACTTTTAGGTAGGTATCTAACTATATTCATATAACAAGGAGAGCGAATATGAAAGACTTACAAAAAATAAAAAATAAGGTAACTAGCATTTGGAGTTATACAGAATTAGAAACTGGAGATTTTTCAAGGTCTGGTTTGCAAAAACATATTAATGAAATAAGTAATATAGTTAATGATGTGTTAGGAGATTTAGAAGAATTACAAAACTGTTCATTATGTAGCTATGAAGTTTGTGACTCATGTTCAGATGGATTAGCAGAAGGACTGAATAGTTAATTGAGAATTGCCCCAATAATCAATAATCAAACCTGTGAGCGAAACAATAAGCAATCAGGATGTGAATGTATAGTAGTTGATAGTGAAAAAGTTATTGACAAATGTAATGTTAAGGTTGGCACTAAAACAGAACTGGGGCAAAATATTAGTGGCGATAGGGAACATTAGAGGTAAGTTAGTATCTCGACCTTCCCTATCTATGCTAATTTTGTTAAACATTTAACAAAAATAAAGGAGAAAATGTGATATTACACTACTTTACAGAGATATTACAGACACAAGCATTTGATGTTTTGTTGTCTAATTTTTTTTGGGTATGCTTGTGGGGATTGATGACATGGAGATTACATACATTAGAAAAAAGAATCAGAGAATATTTAAACTATACAATGGAGGAGAAGTAAAATGAAAAAATATACACTAAAAAGTAATAGCTTAGGATTAGTTAAATTGCCTGTTGAGATATGGCAAGAGGCAGGTTGGAGCCTTAATGACGAAGTGGATATTTTTGTTAGTAAGATGTACAATAGCAAAGATCAGTCATGGTCTTATATAAGCATTGAAAGAGTTAAAGATTTAGAAAGATATGATGAAGATTATAAAGAACATTTGGAGTCTGATAGTGATAATGTTTGATATTGCAGAATGGGTAGTAACATTTTTTTTCTTTAGCCTCAGTACGCTTTTATTTTCAATAGCTTTATTAATTGCTTTTCATGTTTTTTTACAGATTATAGAGAGGTTTCAGTATGAAAGTTAGTCACTTTATGAGGTGGGCAAAGTCTATGCAAGATGAAGAGAATAGGCTTATGCTAGTCAAGGGCGAAGAATATACAGTCTCAGATGAGGATAAGTTTAAAAATTTTAAGAGTATTGGAGATAGGATGAATTTAAGAGCAGAACAAGTAGCTCTTATTTATTTATTAAAGCACATGGATTCAATTAGAAACTTTGTGTTAAATGGCAAGGAAGTATCAGAGGAACCTATAGTTGGTAGAATACAGGATGCACGGAATTATTTATTATTGTTAGGTGGTATAATTGAAGAAAGCAAAAGCAAAGGAAAAAAGAAGTAAATTTGGTTCTATACAATGGGTAATTGATGCCCTTGAAAGTAATGTTATAGAAACTAGATTTAGAGAAAATCATAAAACAGATGAGATCAGAGCAGATGAAGATTTGTGGTGGTGTCCAGAGTGCCGTAAGAAATGGAATATGTTTGAAGGTGAACTTTGGAAATCCTCTGATATGAAACTATGGGATGCTAAAATATGTCCAGACTGCGATTTGCTTGTAAAATAGAAAAAGGTAAGATGTCCTTATTGAATAGGACTGAATTTGATAATGCTATATCTAAATTGCAAGGTGAGTATTATATCGAGCTAAAAGAAACAGGTGTACGCTCTGCTCAACAAAATAATTACTACTGGAAGATTGTAGGTATATTGGGTGAAGAGCTAGGATATACTGAACAAGAAATGCACGCCACTATTAAAAATCATTTTAATGTAGAAAGTACCAAGACATTATCAACAAAAGAATTTTCAGTATTTATAGAACGTATAATCAGGTGGAGTGCTGTAGATATGAATATAGTTATACCTGATCCTAAAACTCTTCTTTAATCTTAAGTTTCATATTAAATACGTCTGGAGCAACTTGACTCATATCAAGCTTATTTTGGTCAAATCTTGCAAAGATATGCTCACTTTCTGCACTATCTCCAGTTGATCCATTATCTGCACTAAATATAAATGGTCTGTGATTTCCATCTATTATATTCCATACATCACTAATAAAGTTGCTATCTCCATGTTGTACTGTATGATATTCATCAGGCATAACATCTGTACTGTTTAAGTAAGAAAAACTCATATCGTATTGTATCTTGCCACCATGTATATTATATTTATTAGAAGCAGTTGCAAATGGACTTTTAGATGTGCTTGTCGCTGTCCTTCCTAAGTTAATCATGTGTCCATATTTTTGACCACCTAAAGACTCGGTTATTTTATTATTATCATACGCTATAGTTCTTTTAACATTTAAATCTGGGGAATTAGGCATATCATAATATTTACCTACTATAATAGAACCCACCTTTAGAGATGTGCTACTAAAATTTGGTTGAACACCTTCAAACTGAATACCCCAGTATCGTAAATGGCTTTCTGAAAAAGTAAATATTGTACTCCCATCTGTTGCTGGGTTTATAATATTTGATGAAATTGTGTCTGCATTTACAATTTCTCCCCCTGAACAATCTATAGCAGTTGCACTTCCAAAATCAGCTTCCTCTACATGAGATTTTGTATCTGATGCTGATACTCTAATTTTTCCAGTACATGATGTCAGGTTATGATTCAATATAGCAACAAAATTAATTCTTGAATCTCCAAGCATATCTAATGTAATTACTACATGATCAGCTTTTTCTGTAGCAGTTCTTGATGTATTGAAAGTCACTTGATTTAAAGGTCTTAAATCAAATAAATCCATTTCAGAACCACCTCCATCTGTGATTCCAACTAAATTGTTTCCACTATTAGTTGCCTGAATATCATAGTTTCCATTTTGAGCTACTCCCCTTGTTATATTGTATGAAATTAAATCTGTATAAAATCTTGGTGTTCTTATATTCATATTTGCCATTATAAGCTCCTAGCTTGTATTGAAAGTTTACCAAGTGATCTTGATGTACTTGTTATTATAAATTTTAATCCATCCCAGTCATCTGAGTTAAATCCTATTGGTGTTTCTGGATACATATTATTTTCATCAAATTCAATTATTGATCCTACTTCTATTGGATTTAATGATGAATCTACCCACTTTGCAGGATTTATAATATCACAACTTATCTTTAAGTATAAATCTCCAAATAGTTTATGCCTATAACCTGCGAATGATGCATTTCTATTGTCATTTGTAGGATCAGTATCACCTATAGCACCAACTAACATATCTAAATTTATAGTTTCAATATTTTCTTTATCTGCGATGTTATAGTTTTTTCTTGATGTAGAATTTAATGCTGTAACATTTTCTTGATACTCTCCTCTTGCTGGGTGTATATTGTAATTAATTACTTGCTTAGTAACTATATCAGCAGGACTAGATGATTGTAAGTTGATTTTTTCTAAATCGTATTTATTTAAAGTTAAATTAGAACTTATAGTATTTGGGATATGAATGTATTGAGGTTGATTAAAGTCGCCTTGCTTGAATCTAAAAATAAAACAACCTTCGTATTGCATTTGTTCTAATACTTTTTTTAATTCAATAGGTTCATGTATCCAATATTTTATATCCCAATCTGAGTACCTATCTGAGTTTAGAGCATTATATCCATCTATATTAGTTGCAGGATTTGTAGCAACATCAATATCACAAAATCTATTTAATAAATCTAAGTGAGCATCATGAATTTCGTTTATTATATTAGTACCATGAGAAGTGCCTCCTGTTATTCCAGCAAAAAGACCATCTGCATTGCAATATAATTTTTTTACTTTTGTCACTCTACTATTATCACTTTTATTTAACCTGTCAATAGCACAGGTAGCTTTAAATCTTATGTCATAAACCCCTAATATATTATGAGCTGTGCCAGAAACAATTCCTGGGATTGTTGTTGTTTGTGCTGAATTAGCTCCTCTACTAAATCTTAGCCTAAATCCTTCTTGAAAACCACCTGTATTACTATAATTTACAGCAAGGTTGTGAGATGCTGTTTGAGCTGATATATTAGCACCGCCTCCAGTTGTGTATGTATCAGTAATGTCAGAAAATGAACCATTGGTTCCAAAACTAATTAATGAGCTTGTATCTGAAGCATCTTTAATAGAAAATGTATTGGCACTTACACCTTCAGTAGCGTTTGTTGTAGCTAAAAATTTTGTATAATCCCATCTTACTTCGCAAGTTAAGCCATGATTGTTAGATGAGCTTGTTTTATCTGGGGGATCATCAAATGTAGGCAAATCAAATAAATTATCTTTATCTACACTAATAGGATTATCAGAGGCATTTGCTGTAATTGCTAACTCTGCTTTAGTGCTACTATCATCATCTGCATCATCATCATCAAAAACATTTCCAACATCAGTTCCAAAAGTTCTTTCTATAGCAAATAAAGGTTTAAATTTAAAATGCCTTTTTAAATGCCATTCTGTTTTTAAAGAAAATCCATTTTCGTAGCTTGATGCTCCATTAGTATCTGAATAATCTAAAGGTATAAATTTATCCAAACCTTCATCATAATACCTAAGCTTTATATCACTAGTTCCTATATCTCTATGCAGTAAACAAGTGTAATAATGACCATAACTATCAACCTCTAAAGGGAACAATGTATTGGGTAAATCAGCTAAATAAGCTGGACTAGCGTATGTACTAGAAACTCCTGTATAATCTCCATATACAATGGGGAAATATCTTTTTGTGGTATTTGTTTGAACTTGAGGAATTGTAAGATTATCCCACGGACGATGACTCACCATAGATACTTTAACTATATTACTTGAAAATGATATATCGCTAATTCTAAAAGATGCTATTTTTGTTTTTGCTTGTCCATTGACCACTACATAAACATTACACTCTCTATTTATATAGTAATGGGTGCTGATTAATTCTTTATATACAGGATTTCCTCTATAAGTAAAATTTGCAAAACTAATAGATATATTACTTGTTTTATTTGTAGAAGTTTTTAAATCTATAGCTTCACGAATAGCTGGCTTATTTGTTATAACTCCATGATAAAATGTTCCATTATCTGTATAATCTGAAAAAGCTAATGGTAAAAAATTATGCCAATAGATTTGTGTATTATCTGAATGTGTTGAGGCAGTAGTTCCTTTTTCACCACGAGTAACTGCTAACGTATCACTATCTGTCAATGCTGTGATTAATAAAACTTCACTCCCAATTTTTATAAAATCTCCAACAGCAAATATAGTTGTATCATCTACGTCTATAGCTGTTGCACTATCACTAACAATAGCTCCTTTAACTAAATTAAGGTTTCCATCTGCTTGTTTTACTGCATCAAATCCACCATCTCCAGAACCTTGTGCATCTCCATTATAAAATCCTAATTCAAAGAGCCAGTTTTCTGTTATATTTGATGCTTTTATTGATGAAGGATATGCCATTATGCTAAGTTTAACCTCGTTGCTTTTTCTATTGCAGGTATAATAGAATCTACTACTGTTTCATCTACAAGTGGTGCTGTTACATTTACTGTAACCCCACCAGTACCACCCTGATTAATTTCATTCATTTGCTCTAGTCCTACTGCTTGTACAGCACTCCTAGACATTACAAATTCACCTTGCTCTGCTTCAATTAATGTTCCGCCCTGAGAATGTCTGCGACCACCAACTAAACCACCTGTTTCATATACTGGCGGTTGTTGAGCCATTATTGCTCCAGCTTGTACAGCTCCAGAAGCTACAGCGTATCCTGCAAACGGCTGTCCAAATGTTTCTGGTGATATTTTTATTGCTCTTTGAACTGCTTCGGCTGTGCTTATGTAAACTTCTCCTAAAGAAGCCATTTTCTCTAAAATAAATATTCTTTTTCTTTGCTCAGCGTATCCTTTTGCAACTTTATCTTCCATAGTTTGTCTTTTTTCAGCACTAGCTTTTTGGTAAGCTTCGGTATCTCTTAGTGATGCTAATTCTTGCTCTACTCGAGAATCTAAATTTGATTTTATTTGATTTGTAACTGCTTTACTAGCCATTACAATTACTTGCATTTTTTTAAGAGAATTTGTATCTGCTATTTCTTCCGCTTTTCTTTTTTCTTGTAATCTTTTTAAATGTTCTTTATGTGCATTTTGCTGACCTTCTGTTCTCATTTGATTTATAAGAGCTTCTCTTTCAAAGTCTGATTGTTCTGTTTCTGCTTTATATGCAAGCCATTCATCATGTCTTAATTTTTGCTCTTCCATTGCCGTCATTTCTTCTTCAGTTCTAGAGGAATTAATAGACATTTCATTATCAAAGATAGCTTGCTGTTCTTTATTTAACTCTGATGTTCTCGTTCTCTGTAGAGACATTAAAAAATCAAATGCTCCCTGCTGTGCTTCATTTCCTTTTTGCAATTGATCTTCTTGTAAAGATTCGTATTCAGTTACAACAACTGCTAGTTGTTTAAAAATATCCTTATTTCTTGCAACTGTGTCTTTTCCGTATTTTTGTTCAAATTCAGCAAATTTTTTCGCCCTATCTGATCTTAGTTTAGTCATTCTATCTCTTTCTTCTTGAGAAAGTTGCATTAATCTTATTTCTTCACTAATAGCTTTTGCTGTTTCAGATTGAAAGTGAAGCATAGACTTAACTGCATTTCCATAATCTTCTATAATTTTCTTAGCTCTTTCCTCTTCTTTTTCTGTTACATTTTCAAGAACTTCCTTATAGTTACTAATTTCAGTTTTTAAATTTTCTATGCTTGTTTGAACATTTGCAAATGCTTGTTTTTGAAGCATCAACTCTTCGTTTAAAAGTTTTAAAGCGTATCCAAATGCAATGATAACTGCACCAATACCAGAACCTATTAATGCTTTTTTAAAATTCATAGTTGCTATTTTGGCTAAAATAACAGCACTTTTATAAGCAATAAATATCTCAGTTGCTGAAGCTATTGTAGCTCCAAATGATATAATTTTTTTATTATCAATGCTTCCAAGTAAGTCTATTAACACCTTAGATGTTTCAATAAAAATAGGCATAAGCTCATCTCCTAATTTTACAGAAACTTCTTCAAACTCTACCCCTAACTGCTGAAAAACCATAGTATTATCTGTTACTTCTTTAGGTAGTCCTTTTAGTTTTTTTCTAGCAGAGTCTAGCGTAGCATTCAAAAATGCTTGTTTTCTTTCTAAGTCTGTTAAGTTATCTACGTTTTTCTTTATTTCAGAAGCGTAGTCTTTGTACGCTTTTTTAGAATCTACAATAATACCTATATTGTCAAGCATTTGACGAGACTGCCTTCCTATACCAGTAACTAATGACTCAACAGATGTTCTTGTATCTTGACCTACTGCATGACCTAATCTTTGAGCCATATCAAACATATTAGCCATTTCATCTGAATTTTTACTTATCCCTAAAATCATAGCATTATTAGCTTGCTGGAATAAATCAAAAGATGTCATCGTGTTATTTGTAGCTTTTTGCAGTTTTTCAATAGCTATAGATGAATTACCAACCCCACCTTGTAATGTAGTAAAAGCTCTAGACATTGATTCTACACGAGATGCAGATTGTACAAATTTATTTAATTGCCTTATACCTAACCCTAAAGCAAAATTTACAAGCAATAACTTTGACCTCAAAACAGAAAAAGCACCACCTGTTTGTCTTGCTGAGTGACCTAATGCTAGTAAACTATTGTTATGTATTGTGTTACTTTTAGTATTTTTATTAGTGGCATTTCTAGAAGAGTTTAAATCTTTTATATATGATCTTGTAGCTTTTCTTAAAATTGCTAATGCAAAAGAATTACCTCTTAAAGCATCTTTATATAAAAACATTGGAGCTTGTAAATCTTTTAAGGTTTTACCTTGATGATTAAGCTCAAGCCTTAACATTCTTATAGAATTTTTACTTTTTTCACTTGAAGATTGAGACTTTTTATTAGAATCAACAATTTTTGCTTGTGTATTTAATAAATTTTTTGTAGCAGTATCTAATTGCTTTATTGCTTTTGTAAGCGTATCGCTATTGCCTTCAAATTTAATTTTTACTATGTTGTCTGCCATCTTTTATTGCCTTTGCTTTTTGTCTTTCTATTAAATTTGTTAATAAAAAACTTTTTTCAACCCATTTTTTAGGTTGTTCTCCATAACTCCCTTTATATGGAGATATTTTAAATTGCCTTGCATACATAAATCTTGATATATCTTGCTGAGCTTTACTATCAATTATCATATTACTACAAGCAAAAAAAGGTAGTTGTGCCATTACCGATTGAGCGATATTGAAACTTCTACCTTTTTTATTTTCTTCTTTGGTTTCGTCTATTATTAGCCGAATAACATCCCAAACTTCATCATTTGATGTAAATGTGCGAGTTGTATATTTTCCCTTGATTAAGACAGGAATTTGAGCTTTATAAGGGTACTCGTGATACATACACCCTTCACATTTTCTATCTATTAAGAAATTAGTTTCAAGAGTAAGGGATTCTACTCCCCCAAGCGTTGATGTTCTTGTATAGCTAATGATAATTCATTTTTTTCATCTTCTGAAAGTGATTTAATAAATTTATCATCAACACCTTCAGCACCTTTGCGAATCCAAGCAGTTCTTGTTTTTGCTAAATTAGAAATAGATACAACTTCATTATTTTCATATTTCATTTGAGGTAGATCATTGCAATAATCAATATCATCAACAGACATTTCTTTTAATTTAATTTCTTTTCCTGTAGATAACTTCATTATGTTAAGTCTATCGTTATTGGAGCATGATCTCCAGTTACTGCCTTCATGGCAACATCTAACATCATAATATCACCTTCATTGAAAACAACATCAGTTAAAATTCCATCAGGTATTGCAATAGAACAATTTCCTGCTGAAGTTTGTGTCATTGTAAAAAAATTAGCTTCTTTATGAGCAGATTGCGTATTAAATGCATGGTATAATGGTCTTGTTACCAAATCGTATTTAACACTTGCATTTGAGGTAATAGATATTTCTTCACCCCTACCAAAAGCCTCATACCCATTAGAGTTAAACCCTGTATAAACAGCAGGACTTTCAATGGTTACATCAAAAGAACTCATTACAACATCTAAGCCATAAACTTTTTTAGCAGATAGTGTTGAAATTCCAATTAAAGAAGTTCCATAAGCAGTTCCTGCCTCTGCTGTTTCATCATTTGTTGTTGGGTTAAATCCAGTTGATATAGTAGCACTCCACTTGTAAACCCCACCATCTGTACCTGAATCAGCAGAAACTGTAAAGCTCGTACATAAGCAACCAGTTAAAACTGTATTAAAACCATCTGTTGTATCTGGTGGTGCTAAAATAAGTGTAAATGTTTTATCTCCTGCTGTTTCGCCATATTTACCAGTAACTCCAGTAGCAGATGTCGCAACAGTAACATCAGCAATACTTGCTGGTGTTAAGCTATTTCCAGCAACACTTTGCATTAACATAACATGACCACCATCAACATGAAAAGTTCCTGATAAAGAAACCTCTACTACTCTCATATCATTATCTTGAAAAAAGTCATCTTGATGTAAAACTCTGCCACTTCTTGACCTTATCCCTGCCACTTGATTTGGACTAAGACTTGGAAAAGCAACTGAATCTACATCTAACTGATAGCAGGCACTATCAATACTATTAGCTGTTCCACAGGCGGCTTCTTCCTTTACCCATGCTTTAAAATCTTTTGGTGAAAATACTGCATCTGCCATTACTTATCTCCTTTTTTGGAATTTAATTTATCTATTTTTTCATTTAATTGATTTGGCACCATATCAAGCTCAACAGTTTTCCCTTGATTTAGTGCTACCCATTTATCATAGGGTAAGTTGCAATAGTTATAATTTGATGGCAACTTCTCCCCCTTCTTTAGTTTTATTTTCATACCCTACTCCTTATTACTTTAAGATACATTTCCTAAGTGCATACCTTTCCATTCCCATCTCATTACATTAAGACCATCTATCTCATTTTCCTCATCAGTCTTTTCATTAATTCGACATGATTGTAGCCTTCCATTAAAATAAGTAGTGCTACCACCAAATGTGTTGTCATGGAAAAGTGCTTCTATGTGTGATACTTGACGAAGTATATGCTCCCAAGTATCCTTTTTTACTGTTTTTTCTTTAAATGTATATGATACATCTAAAATATATTCTCTAGTCTCTGAAGTTGCATCGTATTTAACTAGGTCAGAGCCTATTGGATTAAGGCGTATAGACTGATTGCCCATATCCTTAAAATTTCCTGTATATACTGGGATACTACCTGCAAACTCATCATTAAGAAAAGTTCTAATAGTATCCAAAATCTTTGTTTCCCAAATATTAACAAATGTAATTGCCATTAAGTCCTAGTCATCCTAATCGAGTATGGCATCCCTGTGTCATCTACTGATTCATTCTTACCAAAGAACTCTATTTCCCATTTGTCATTTAGTGTAGCTGTATCTGCTGTATCCCCTGCAAACCTAATGTAGACATCATTAGCTAAGGGCTGATATTGACCATTTATTGTATCTATATAATCTGCCGTATCTCCATTGTTCATTCTCTCAGCACCTAGATTGTCTCCATCTTTTTGCCATACGGAATACTTAGCCGTACCTAAAGCACCAGCAGTTGTAATCTTAACTCCTATTCTATCATAGACATCATAATAATGTCCTCTTGTATCTACTAGATTAACTGAGCCACTTACGGAAACTTGTCTAATTACACCTTTACTAGCATCGCCTGAAACTTGCCAAGACAATTTAGTGCTTCCATCATTTAAAGAGAGTATATTTCTATCTGCTTCCTCAAATAAAGCATTTGCTACTTCAGAAGTAGGATCATTTGCTCTAATAAGAAAATAACAAGCAAGTAAAGCAGTAGTCCTTATGATCGTGTAGTCATAACTACCATCTTTATCTTTGAATTGTTTTCTGGGTAGTCTGCCATCAAGCCTAGAATCAAGGTACTTTTCAGCATTAGATATATAGCGAGTTTTTAGCGTTGCCCAATCGTCACCAGATTCCATAAGCATATCATTTGGATTGGTTGCACTATTATAATAATAAACAGCATCTAATGTGGATTCATAATACCATTCCCCATTAGAATTTACTACTCCGCTGTTTGCTTGAGCATTCCCTAAGTCTTGTCCATTTGCGAAAAGTTGAGTGACAAGACCACAATTATCTGCTCTGTATAGGTTACTGCTATGGACTACCCAGCCATATAAAGGAGTTTTAGTATCAAACTCATCTATTGATGGATAAACATCTTTTAAATCTCTTTCTGTACAGTATGCCATATTATTCCTAAGTTAATATGTGAATCTTTTTAATGCAATAGTAATTTTGTTAAATGTTTAACAAATTTAATCTTTAATCTCAACATGAACTAAATCATCAAAAGAATTATCTTTTGTATCTCCATCACTATCCCAGTCTCCACCAAATCTCACATTAACTCCCATTTGTTTAGCTATGCCACGAATCATTCCACCCATATAATAAAAACCATCTCTATTTTCCCAATCTATTGGGTATGGAGATAAATCAACTGCTTTTCCTTCCATGTGCTTAGAGTATTTTACTTTAGTTGCACCTTTAGCCAAAAGCTCTTTTTGGCGTTCAGCAGAACGGAGTCCTTCAATAATAGTAACATCCATCATTTTAATTAACTCATTTAATACATTGACTAATCTAACATCCACCCCTTTAAGCCGTTCTCGACTCCGCCTACCGAACTTATACATTACTTCTTCTTCCCTTTCTTCATTGCCTTACGTTTCTTTTTTGGCTTTGATTTTCCAAAGCCGTATCCTTTTCCTTTTGGCATTTTACACTCCTACCATTTAACTTTATTTGCCCAATAGCTACCTGACATTTTGCCTCTTGCTATATTTTTTCGATGCCTAGCCTTAAATGACTTACGCTTTGCCTTCATCCTAGCAGATTCACCTCGTTTTGGTTTACCTGCGGTTTTAGCTCCTTGCTGTCCAAATCTAATGAGCTTGACCTTGCTTCCAACTTTTGCAAGAACTACATGAGATTTTTTAGGATGCTTAGGGGTACGCTTTGGCTTATTGTACCCTTTTAGCCCATGCCTAGCTAATCTTGGATCACGCTTTCTAGGCATTACTTTTTAAATATTCCTGCAATTAAATCTTGAACCACCTCAGCAAACTCTTTAAATAGTTCGCCCTCTTTTTCTTCTTTAACAAATGGGATGTTTATTTTATCATTCATTAACTGAGCCATTTTTTCAGCAAACTCTTCTGATTGAGTATAGCCTACGGCTTGTTCCTTCATCTTATCTGCTTGTTCTTCAGCAACTTTTACTAACATTAATTTAATGTCCATTACTCTTTCCTTTTATTTTTATTCCTAAGTATATTATACTCATTATTGCTACGATACATTGCAATAGTAAGTTAATTTCAGCTAAATAAGCTCCATAATTTGCAAAGCTTATTGAGGCGACTTTTAAGCTATCCATTAATGCTTTCCTCCACCATTGATTCTTCCAGATAAATAACTAATTTTATCAGACAAATCATCTACTTCTTTCATAAGAGATTCATGCCTTCTGTTTCTTTCATTTGATTGAGACTCAGAATCTCTCTGAATCCTATCTAGCAATTTTAATAAAATTCCTTCAACATTTGAACTTGTACCTTCTGCCTTTGCTAAGTCTACTGACATTTTATCTAAAGCCTCATTTTGTGCTGATTGTGACTTAATTAGATTGGTAATCATAAAACCAAATAAAAGAGAAATAACTCCTGTTGCCCCTAAAGTTCCGTATGCTTCTAATAAAGTCGCTGTATCCACTATTTCTTACCTCTTTTCTTTTTACCCCAAGATAAGGGGTTGATGTTTTTTTCATACCAAGCTACCTTGTCTGCCAACTCTTGTCGTTCAGCCCTTTCTTCCATGATATGTTTACTAAGTAAATCCCCAATCTGTTCATTCGCAATAGTAACATTATTCTCAAGCTTTCTAATCCTACTTTCAATCTGCCAATAACCATATACCAACATTCCGATAAGAACTGCAATTTGACCAAGCCATTTAAGGTTAATACTAACAATGGCATTATCGTCAAGAATAGTAGTCCTATAACTTCTAGCGGTATCTGGTTTTTCACTCATTTGATCCTTATATCTTCCCATTCATCGTGAGCATAGCACCAGTTTGAATGATCGTAAATCTTCCCATGATACCAATGTGTTGTAGAATCAGCATCCACTATCTCTATAAAAACTGTATTGGTAACTGTATCCTGCGGTGTGAGAGGGATATTTCCTACGATCCATCCTTGACTGCAACTTTGTATCCCCATTGTACTTAACAGGAATATCATAACTCGTACTAACAACTTTAAAATCTCCATTATCTAATTTTTCTATTACTTTGTTCATAGCACCATCCACCAAGCTATACCAGTTTCTACAACTATATCAGCCATCGTGTTGTATGCCCATATTTTTTTAGTGCCATAAGGCTTATAATCCTCTACTATCCACTCGAAAATCTCCCAAGCGATACCAAGTATCAATACTCCTAAAACACACCATAAATCACTCCAATTTAACCATTGGAATATTTTACAGAAAAAAGCTCCTGCTCCTAAATGATAAGCAGTCCAACCATCAAGCTGTCCTGTTTTTATCTGCCATTCTACTAATTTAGATATTGGTGATTTCATTTATTTACAACCTTATTATTTATTAATTTATGTTTGGATAGATCAATCCTCCCATGACCATGTGAAGTTTTCTTGGCAACTTCTTTAACATATTCTTCTTCTATTACTTTAAATGAATTAGATTGTTTTACAATCTCTCCATCTACTAAAAGGAAATATTCCTTAGAATTTGGATATGTTATTGTAGCATATGTACCATCAACTAGAGAAAATGTTTTTACTATTCCTTTTTTATTATTTAAGTGAATAGTAATATCATAATCATGGGAGCATTGCCTAATAATCATTAGTCGTTTTCATCTCCCATATCATGGGGCGAATGATCGTTATCAAGCATTTCTTTTAGCTCTTTAACACCTTTTTGATGTTTATCTACAAAGACCTTTTCGCACTCAATTAGTTGCTGTCTCATAAAAGCGTTTGTAGATAGCTTATTTTGAACATCTGCTACATGATTTTGATATAAAGCAACTTCACTTGCTTTTTCTTTTTGTAAATCAGTCATATCCTCGATTACATATTCTTTACCATCGAGATTCAAGACTGGCTTTTCTTTTTCTTTTTTAGCCATTTTCGACTCCTTGCTTGTTAATTAAATTGATTCTTTTTGCTTATCTGCCCATGCTTTCTTAATGTCATCTGTCCATAAAGCACCAGCAAGTGTTTTTAATTCATCGCTTTCACCACTTATATCCATATCTGGTGTTAATACTTTTCTATGATATTTGAATGAGATTTCTACACCATCTTCCATAATAGATGTTTTAGTACGAACATTGATATGTTTGTGTTCACCTCTTACTTCATAATCATCTTTTTCTACTTTTGTTAAAGCCATGTTATTTTTCCTTTTTAATTATCCAATTAAACTTGATACGTTGCACTTAAATAAAAATCGTTTCCATTTGCTATTGCATCTGCGGAATCATCTGCAAGTACAGTTCCAGTTCCATTATAAACTCTTACACCTCCCTCTCCTTCAATTCCAATTAAAGAAAAATTGCTACAATTTAAACTAGTTCCAGTAATAGTAACTGAACCTGTAAACCTTTTAGATTCATGTGTTCCATCTCCAATAGTAAAAGGTAAACCAACAGTAAAAAAACCATCAGGACTGCTAACTGTTTCAATATCCACTTTCATAATTACATGAACTACATTTCCTACTTTAGTATAAGAACCTGTGTTTTGACCTGAATTAAGAGTTAATGTCCCACTTGTACTACACGCCATTGTAACTTCCCATGTACCTTCTTCGTAGTCATCCATAGTATTTGCATCTGCATGAGCAACTTGTGATGCTGGGAACTTAATACCACCACCATCTAAATAAATTGCACCACCACTTTCTATTCTTGCTTTTATCGCACCTTCAACATAAAACTGAAATTGTCCATTACCATGATCATATACAACTTGACCTTGCTCTCCACCACTATCTTTAAAAACAAGAGCTTGAGTTGCACTTGTACCACACTCTGGTGCTATATAAACTTTAGTTACAGAACTATTACCAAGAGTTACTGAGTTATCTGCTTGTCCTTTTGCACTTTTACCTATTACAATTTGATTAGATGCTCCAGAAGCCGAAACATCAGATAAAGTTCCTACTAATGTATTATCACTTCCTGTTGTAAGAGCTACAGTATTAGCTCCAGCACTTACACCGATTATTGTGTTATTCCCACCTGTGTTTATATTTGTTGCTGAAGATTTTCCCACAGCAGAATTACTATCTCCTGTAGTCACAGATTGTAAACTTCCATATCCAATAGCAGTATTATTTAATGAACCATTCATAGCACCTTGCATGGAATAAGAACCGACTGCCGTATTTTTATTAGATACTGCTGTTACCCAATTACCAGCACCAGAGCCAAAACCTATAAATGTATTATCAAAAGACTCATCACCATTTGCATCTAAAGCTCCACCAAAAGCTGAATGACCAACTGCTGTATTTCTGCCACCTTCATTAATATTTAACCCAGCTTGGTATCCTATCAGCGTATTTTGAGTCCCTGTAGTTAGTTGGCTACCACTCTGAAATCCTACACCTACATTTAATCCAGATGTAAGTAACTGCATTGAAGCCTTACCAATAGCAACTGTTCCATCTGCTGTCATATTTGCACCACCCATTGCATAGTTGCCTATTGCAACACAAGAGTCTGCATTAACAGCCGTTCCAAGAGCATCTGCTCCTATCGCTACATTTCTTTCTCCTGTAGTAGCATTTGCTAAAGCACCAGAGCCAACTGCTGTATTGTAATTAGCACTTGTAATATCTGTTAAAGCATGGCGACCTACTGCTGTATTGTTTTCTGCTCCAGAAACAGTTCCTGTTCCCATTGCTAAATATCCTATTGCTGTATTGTTATCTGAACCATTGTCGCTACTTGCGTTAAAAGCTGTATTACCAAATACTGTATTGCCAGTATTATTATCATTATTACTTAGTGAAATTCTGGAGTTGGCGTCTAAAACAAAATTATCAGTAACATCTCCACTTGTAGGTTCAGTTGCAAAAACTAATTTACTCGCATCATCAGCACCATCTCGCATAGCACTTATTTGCGCTCTTGATACTACGCTTGAGCCACCATCTAAATTATAGAAAAAGACTCTTCCCATTATAGAGCCATCACCAACTAAATTATCAGAACCTAATTCTATTTGACCTCTTTGATTATTTGTGTTACCATGCACAGTTAAAAATCCACCACCACCTCCAGAACTCTCAATATTACCAGCTTTACCTACTCCTAATACATTTTGAGTTGATGAGGTTGTGCCTTTTATTACTGAAACATCAGAAAGAAACTTTGTACTTGATGCGTTCATTTCTAAAGGAGCAGTTGCATCTGCGGCATCATTTACTGAATTTATTCGTAAAGCCGAACCAACTGCACTTACTGAAAAATTAATATTAGAAGCTGTTTTTACTTGAAGTTTTTGACTTGCAACAGGAACAATTCCAATACCAACATTGGAAGAATTTATATTAACAACAGAACTTAAAGTTCCACCACCATCAGATAAGCTTAATGAATTTGTACTTGCATCGTTAAATATCATAGCTTTTGCAGTAGAGCCTTCTCTAAATATAATCTCTGAATCAGTATCAGCAGATGCTCTAAGGTCTATTAATGCACCATTAACAGTTGCTGTTCCAGTAACATTTAGATTACCTCCAGAAGTTAGAGTCATCCTTGTGTTATTATGATTTATAAAATCAAGGTCGTTATCACTTCCATCAGCATTAATCCTCCAAGTATCTTCATTTGACGCTCCAACATCACTTATTAATACTAAAGTAGCATCACCATCTGATCCATTTAATGATTTTACAGTAAAATTACCACCATAAGACTCAACAGATGCATCGTAACTAAACCTAGTAGTTCCATCTGAGTTTATCCTCATACGCTCTGTAACTGAACTTGATGCTGAAGATGTATGAAAACTAATTAAGCCATCATCTTTGTTAGTTGTATCTGCACCAGACTCAAATCTAATCTCACTTACTATATTGGTATGTGTATCCCATGAAGCTCTTACAGAACCAAGTACATAATCTGCATTTGCACCAACTAAGCCATCAAAAAGTAATTTAGGAGCATTTCCAGAGGAAGTGTTGTGTAATTGCATTTGTGCTGTTGTATCACCTTGAATGTGCAATAAAGACTCTGGAGAGCTAGTTCCAATGCCAGTGTTGCCAGAGCTATCGAGGGTCATTACTTTACTTGCAGTTCCATTTACACCAAAACTTAAACCTAATCCTGTTTCAGCTAATAAAAATGGAGAATAATCTGTTCCACTACCACTTATAGATGAAAACATACCTAAAAAGAATTTATTGTTTCCACCTTGTGCAAATCTTAATGTTCCTCCTGTGCCATTAGAAGAATTAAATCTTGCCATATTATTGGAAGATGTAGACAAATCTAAAGTATATGAAGGTGCTACTCCAATACCAACATTAGCTCCACCTATATTTAATCCAGCTGATGTGGTTTCTATATAAGAATGAACAGCACCATTTTTACCAAAAGTAATTTGTTTTGCATCGGCAGTATCATCTCTTCCTAAGTTTATATATCCAGCACCTATTTCTGATGTATTAGAATCTGAAGGCGTACCACCTACTCCTACACCAGCACTATTTCCACTTGTTATTACGCCAGAAACAGAAAGTGCATTTGCTGGAGAGCTGTAGCCAATACCAACATTGCCTCCACCAAGTACAGTTATTCTTTCAGTATCATTTGTTGCAATTTTTACATGAGCATTTTCAGCATTCCATACATTTAAATGGTCTGATGAACCTCCAGTATATCCCAAATATCCTTTTACTGCACTTGTATCGAAGAAGCTTATATAAGTATTGCCTGAAGCGTTGGTATCATTTTCTATTCTAAATATTTCACCAGAACCTTTCACATGAAGTTTTGTTAATGGCGTTACTCCAACACCAAGCAAACCTGCCTCTGTCAATCTCATTAACTCTGTACCAGCACCACTTGAACCATTAATACTAAACTCAAAAAATCTATTAGTATCATCATTATCTGTGTCAATATTAAATGACATATTCTCAAAAGCATTTATATGACCAGAAGATGTGTCAGCAGTTCCTAAAGTTAATATTCCACCAGCTACATTTAGACTAGATGTAAATGTACTTGTTGTTTCATTTACAGTAAATCTTGCAGTTCTATTTGTACTTCCTGTGGCAAATTTTAAATTATCGCCATTGTGGTCATATACTATTGAACCTTGTAATGTGCTTCCTTCTACAAAATCCATAATGCCAATACGATTAGCAGTTGAAGTAAATTGAAGTTTTGGATCACCACTAGAATTAGATTCAATAATTAAAGTGCCATCTGCTAAAGATGAACTTCCAACAGTCACATCATTATTTGTAGTATCTACTATAAATACATCGCCACCATCTGAATTTTTTCTAACCAGTAGTGCTTCTGTATTATTTATGTCTATTGTAGAGGTACCTTGCAGTACCTCATTTAAACTTAACGCTATGCCACCTGATACAGTTAAGTCACCTGTAATAGTGACATCCCCATCCATTGTTCCACCATTGCCAAGATTCTTGACATTGGATTGCCCCATTGATCCAAACATATTAAATCTCCACCATTCTTACTGACCCAGTTGTTGTGCTTGTACTGTTGTAGTTAAAGTATATAGTATTTCCTAATCCTCTAGGTACTGTTAAAAAAAAGTTTGTATTAGCTGGAATTAGTAAATCGTTACTGGCATTTACATTAGTTTCAGATGTAGCAAAATTAAAATAGATTTCTACGGCAGAATAAATTCCGATTGTAGATGTGCTACTATGTAGTGATTTATGAGTTGTGTTGGCTACGTCTGCTGAACTTCCAGCAGTACCAGCGGTTGCTACTGTCCATTTACCACCGACTGTAGCATTTAAGGCTTCTTGTACTGAATGAGTGTGTAGGTCTGCCATTTTTCTTCCTCTCTAAGCTATGACAAAGCGTGAATGAGATCGTGCTTTGGTCTAATTATTTTTTCATTTTCTTGGTAACTTTTTT